GTCATCTGATTTTAATTGGCGTGATGACATTGAGGACGCAGACGTTATGAAACAAGCGGAGCGCTATGACACAGCTGAAAAAGCCGTTCAGGCGACTCTCGATTTGCGTAAAAAATTATCCAAAGCTGTTGTAATTCCAACAAGGGACTCGGATGATGTTGAAATTTCTACGTTTAGGAAAAATATGGGGATNCCAGAAAACGCTGATGAATACCAGTTTGAAAATTTGGTGATCGACGAGAATACGCCAGAGGNACNGAAAGAGTCTCTTTCCAAGTGGCAACAGTTGTTTCATGAAGAAAATATCCCGGCAAAGTCGGCACAACGCATGGAAGCTATGTTCCGGGCAGAGCAGATGGCTCAAATAGATGCCGACAAGGCGCTGGATGTTGAGTTCGCCCAGCAAACAGAGGCGAAGTTGCGCGAACAGTGGGGCGCTGAGTACGATAAAAATAAAGAATACGCCAGTCGCGCAGCCACCGATCTTATGGGTGGTGATTTTGATTCGGCAAAACAGATAGAGCTTAAAGATGGTCGATTCATGATGGATCATCCGATCATGNTGAAAATGTTGGCGCAGATGGGCAGGGAAATGGGAGAGGGCAGAATTGGTAGCGTCCTCACAGATTCAGAGGCCAGTACCCTGCAAGAAAAAGCCAATGAATACCGAGAAAAACGTATGCAAGCCTTGGAGAACAAAAGACNTGACGAAGCCCGCAAATGGGACGCTAAAGAACGCGAGGCTCTGGCTCGACTAGAAGGCTAGTAAAATAAAAGACTTGCATTGATATATAAGTTTGTTGTATATGTGAAATAACAAGGGTGGCTCCCTATGTTAATGAAACAGTTTTCGTTAACATAGCCCCGCCCGTCAAATTCGATACCCGACGACCCAGAGTTTACGGTCGTGGCCCCGGCAACGGCTCCCCACAAAGTAGACAATGGCTTCCCAGAGGGCATGGATATTAACTTTTCTTTGCTAATCTTGGAGGCTTAAAATGTCTACATCTATTACAGCTGCGTTTATTACACAGTATGAACGCGATGTTCACGACGTTTTCCAGCGACAGGGATCGNTTCTCAANCCGACTGTTCGTTTTAAAGACGGCGTAAATGGCTCAACCGCAGTTTTCCAGAAGATCGCCAAAGGCGCGGCTACCACTAAAGCTCGCCACGGTACGATCACTCCGATGAATCAGACCCATACTTCGCATACCGCTACGTTGGCGGATTTCTATGCTGGTGACTGGGTTGATAAACTCGACGAAGCTAAAATCAACATTGAGGAGCGTATGGCTATCGCACGCGGTGGCGCTTATGCTCTGGGACGTAAAGTTGATGACCAGATTCTTACCTGTCTGGACAGCACCACTCAAACGTCCGTAACTATTGCAATCACCAGTCAGGCCGTTATTCGTAATGGCTTCCTGAATATGGTAGGTGATCTGATCCGCCTCGACTCTTATGAGCCGGGTGCAATGTACGGTTGTCTTTCCCCTGTATCTTGGGAAATGCTTTCTACTGTACCTGAGTTTGCAAGCGCAGACTTCGTAACTGCCGATGGCCGACCGTTTGTAGACGGCGCAGCTGTTGGAATGTTTAAGAAATGGGCTAATGTTATGTGGACTGTTCACTCTGGCGTTCCAAACGTCGGGACCGCAACATCCAAAATTTTCGTATATAACAAAAATGCTATCGGCTACGCTGCTGGCGCACATCCGGGCAACCTTGCGGGTCGTGGCGCAAATGAAGGCGGAGTAGGTGCTGATATTACTTGGCATGGTGATCGTGCCGCGCATTTTATCAACCACGCTATGTCTGGCGGTTGTGTCCTGATTGATGACACTGGTGTTATCGAGGGTAATATCAACGATACGGGTTCATTACCGGTAGCTTAACCTTGGAGATTCTTTGTTATGGCTTTTACGACAGCTAATCTAATTAACATCGGTAACTTTAATGGTTATAACTACTGGAGATATGACACGACCGACACCCACGCTACGCTTGACAGCGCCGGGTATTTTAACAACGAAGATGACGACCAGATCATGGGCGTCGGCGATATTATCGACGTTGTTGTGTGGTCAACAGCCGTAAGGTCTGGGACTATCAGCACTTATGGTCGCCATATTGTCAACGCTGTGTCTTCGGGCGCGGTTGATACTTCAGATGTAACCGTTGGTACAGTAGCCGATACTGACTAATAGGAGCGCCCTCTTCGCGGGGGGCGCCACTTTTTTGGGAGTATTCGCATGGCTTATGTAGCAGCAAATTTATATTTTCACGATGGCTACCCCGGACGGGGGGCTAGCTACACCTACAAGTCTGACACGGACACGCGAGCCACGGTCATGACTGCGGGTTACTTTAATAACTCTGANGACGACCTGAATCTGACTGCTGATGACACTATCGTTGTCATTGGCGACCAAGGTGGGTACATCCTCCGCGTTGATTCTATCTCATCCGGCAGCGTTTCTACCGAAGTTAGTGGAACCCCTATATGGGTGAGTTGTAAGATCACGGACGTTTCTACCGGTGATTCTTCTTGGATGGTATCACCTTGTGACGGCATTATCAGCCGAATCAAGACGGTATTGTACGGAACAATCTCCGGTGCTGATGCGGCTGTTGGTCTTGAAATTGGTGGTACGGACGTAACGGGTGGGCAGGTAACAATCGCCTACTCTGGTTCTGCCGCTGGTGATGTTGATGAGAGTGCTGCTACCGCCGCTAACACAGTTAGCGAAGGTACGGCTATCGAAGTAGACACCGATGGTGCTTCTACGGGTACAGTCGAAGTTGGCGTTTTCGTCGAGATTTTACCTGTTTAATTTTACCGGTAGTGGGGGGCGAAAGCCCTCCACCACTTTCCCTTCCTGTATTCTCCTATTGCCAACAGTCATAGAAGGTGGTCTAATGACCATTAGTTTGCCCGGCTTAATAATAACTTTAGGAGATTCTCATGTACGATACCGGCACCAGTGATACCAACGCAAAAATACAAAATTTCAGCAATGCAGTAGATGGTCAATTTGGCCGAGTGTGGAATTACCAGTGTAAGGACCACGCTATTGATATTTGTTTTTCTCCGGGCTTTTTTGCTTCTATGCGCAGTAATCTTATGTTCGGTGATGTCATCAGGCTTGTCCGTGTTATAAGGGGAAGGGCCGTCGCGTATTGTGAGGGGATGGTTTGTGAGGTCAATGATAAAGATGTGGATTTCCGCATGATTTCCCAATCTGTACTTTATTTCAGTGAGCGCGATGATTTTAATGAAGTCATAGACCTATTGAGAAGACTGAGCCACCAGCGTATATTAAGGGCGAGGGTAAGATGGCCTACAATGTAGGCAAGGGTAAATTTGATATCAAAGTCAAAGGTAAGGTAGTCGCGGAAGCTGATAACAAAGACACAGCTGAACGTATCATCAGGGGCGACNTGCCTATTGTTAATGTGGTTGACCGTAAAGTGGTGAAAAAAGCAAATGCCAAGTGATACAGATATTGCGAACCGATCATTAAGGATAGTTGGCGGAAGCCGGGTAACATCGTTGACGCAGGGTACTAAAAATGCCAATGCAGTCAACGACATATATGCAGATTTGCGTGACGAGATGCTGGATTACCCTTGGAACTTCGCGACCAAGCGTGTCAAGCTCGCACGGTCCGCGACAACCCCAACATTTGGGTTTGATTACGCTTACACGTTGCCCAGTGACTGGATTCGCACTGTATCAGTACATGACAACGTAGATGGGGCTGGCACGGTTTTATATCGCGAGGAACAGAACGCAACTCAAAACGCTTTAGTGACTGACGTTGAGAATGTGTATTTGAGATATGTTGCCCGCGTGGAAGACCCTAATCTGTGGTCTGTCGCATTTAGAAGCGCCTTTATTAACGCACTTGCGNGTGAACTGGCGATACCGATAGCTGGCTCCAAGGCACTATTTGAGCAACTGCGAGATAAATCGAAAAAGACTCTAAGTAAAGCAAAATCAAGCGACTCTATCCAGTCTTTCCCAGAAAGACGCCCGACGGGGTCTTGGGTGAGTATCCGCAATATTACATCGTACAGTGACCATTATCATTACTGATGCCAAGATTTCATGATCTTAATGCTAGTTTTAACACCGGCGAATTATCCCCGCGACTGTCCGCTCGCTTAGACTTCACAAAATACAAAAGTGGCGTAGAGACAATGGAAAACTTGCTTGCCTTGCCTGAAGGTGGGGCAATGCGACGTTCCGGTAGTCGTTATGTCGCGNCCACTAAGAACGGGGCTACAGAACAGGCACGCCTTAAAAAGTTTGAGTTTTCCACAACTCAAGCATATNTCATCGAAGCTGGCAAAGAATATATGCGGTTCTACCGCAATCAAGGGCAGATTACGATTCCCAACACAGATGCAGCTGTCACGAACGGTGCTTTTGGCTCTAATATTTCGGGGTGGACTGACAGNTCAAATGGCACCGGTGCAATCGCGCATGACGCTACGAATCTTGATATGGAGTTGCAAGCTGCGGGTTCTGGTAACGAGGCCATAGCCGAACAGTCAATATCTGTCACAACAACCAGCGTTGAACACGTTATTAAGTTTAGGGTGCTAGGGGTAGCTGGCGATGCAGTAACAGTCAGAGTGGGGTCTGCTTCAGGCGGGTCACAATTTCTTGCAGATTTTTCAGCGNAGGTTGGTTGGCACGCAATATCGTTTACCCCAACAGCTTCCCCGATGTATCTCCAGTTTGAGAATGGGTTAAACAAAACTCTTAGCATTGACGATGTCAGCTTAATAGACAATGCTCCTGTAGAAGTTGGCACGCCATACGCGGAAGCCGATCTATTCCAAGTGGAAGGGCCACAGTCGGCTGACATCTTATATCAGTTTCACGCATCTTATGCCCCACACAAATTAGAGCGTCGCGGTCACACTACTTGGTCTTTTGTTGAGGTTGGGTGGATTGACGGACCATATTTTGACTTAAACACAGAATCTACAACGATGACACCGGCTGCCGCTTCTGGTTTGGGTATAAACGTAACGGCGTCTGCCGTGACAGGGATTAATGATGGTAACGGCTTTGTTTCTACGGATGTTGGGCGCTTAATTAGAATTGACAACCCAGCTTCAGGTATTGAGTGGGGTTATGGGGTGATTTCCTCTGTGACCTCTACGACTGTTGCGGTTGTTGATATTAAGCGCGACTTTGCCACTACCAATGCTGATACGCGCTGGAAGTTGGGGGCATGGTCAGAAACTACCGGGCGCCCCAGCGCTTCGTCATTTTTTGAGGGACGCTTATGGATGGGGAATACCACCGACCAGCCAACCACATTTTGGGCCTCACAGTCTGACGACTTTGAAAATATGACGCCGGATAGCGACCCTACAAACGAGCCGGATACCACTTTTGACGGAACGGTGGAAGACGATGATTCTCTGAACTTTACACTGTCTGCTGATAACGTCAATGCTATCAGGTGGCTGTCAGCCGGTGAAGATGCCTTGGCAATAGGGACTGCTGGTGGTGAATGGATACCAACTTCTGATGGTGTTGTAATCACGCCATCTGATCTGACTGTTCGTAGACAAACAACTCATGGTTCGGCGCAGATTCAGCCGACCCGTATTGACCGTATTGTTTTATTTGTTCAAAAAGCTAAACGTAAGATTCTTGAGTTTGGTCTGGAAGCGGTGTCGTTGAGATATGAGGCTTTCGATATGACTCGCCTTGCTCAGCATATTACAGTTGGTGGTATCACGGAAATAGCATACGCAGAAGAACCGGATTCTATCGTTTGGGCTGTCAGAAATGACGGCCAGTTATTGTCTATGACATTCAGGCGCCAAGAGGATGTTGTCGGCTGGGCGCGTCATATTTTTGGCGGTAATTTTGGGGGGAACGACCCCGTAGCGGAAAGCGTTGACACAGTACCCGGAAACAACGGAGCTGGGCAAATTCAAAATTCTGAAGACAGAGATGAGGTCTGGGTTATCGTTAAGCGCACAATTAATAGCGCAACTGTGAGATATGTTGAGTTCTTGGAGCGTGACTTTGAAACGGGTGACGATCTGGACGACGCATATTATTCTGATTCTCTTATTACCTATGATTCTACGTCGGCGACAGCATTATCTGGGTTGGATCATCTAGAAGGTGAGGAATTAACCATACTGGCTGACGGGGCAAAAGTGGCTAGTAAAACAGTGAGTTCCGGTTCTATCACGCTGGAGACAGCGGCATCAACTGTGCAGATGGGGTTGCCGTACACCCATGTTCTAAAAACACTAAAAGTTGCTGCCGGGAACCCTCAAGGGACGCCTCTTGGTCGCAAGAAACGATTGCTTGGCGTAACCTTGGCTATGCTCAACAGCCAGACATTCAGCCTCGGAACATCGTCATCTAACACGATTGATTATGACCATCGAGAGATTGGTGATCCAATGGATGCCCCAGCCCCAATATTTACTGGTGAAAAATTTGTGGAATTTGATGGTGACTGGGCTACGGACGAAAGAATGTATTTGACCAGCCCTGATCCTGTTCCGTTTACATTATTGGCCTTGGCCCCAGAATATAACTTGAACCCAAGTATATAGAAATTGAATGTTTACATAACTTGGCATATACTTTTCGAGGTAGTTTGTGAAAGTCGACGGCTGGCAAAAGAAATTAGAAGGCTTTTTGTGGAGTCGAGAACACTCTCCTTTTGAATGGGGAACCAACGACTGTTGTATCTTTGCCTGTGACGGCGTAGAAGTAATGACAGGTATTGACCCGGCGTGTTGGTTTCGTGGCAAGTATCATAATAGAAAACAAGCGTTTAGGAGTCTTCGCGAGTTTTCTGGGGGGAGCGTCAAAGAAATGGCGGATAAGATACAACGTAACTTCCGTTGGGAAACGATACCAAATGACAAAAGAGAGTTCGGCGATTTGGCATTAATCGTGATTGACAACATAGATGAGGAAGCCAGTCGTCTTTCAAATCAAGTAACACTTGGCCTTGTATGCAGACAAGGATACATAGCAACGCCAAGCACAGAAGGGTTAGCGTTTAATCATAACCCACAAATTATAAGAGTCGCAAGAGTATGAAAATATTACCGTGGAACATAACAACTGGGTGCGAGAGATTGACGCTCGGTTGCGATAATTGCCCCACCTACTGGGAATACCTAGAGGATGGGCGTGATTACCACCCGCACGCACATTCCGGACAGATTAAGGGAGCCACTAGATAACCTAGAGCCGTCTGTGTATGTAGTCTCGCCGGGGAGCGATTTGTTTCACGAAGCAATCCGGGCTGACTTTATCGAGGAGGTTGTTGATGTTATGACGCTTGCGAACTGGCATCATTTTGAGGTTATTGCGAAACGCGCCGAACGACTTGAGTCGGTTTCTAATAGGTATCTTACTTGGCCCGACAATGTCATGGTGGGCGTCGCAGTTGAAGAGGCGCAGTATAATTGGAGGATTGATTGTCTGCGTAATGTTGACTGTCGGCGCATCGTATCTTTTGGACCGATGACCGGGCCGATTGGAGAAGTGGATTTGACTGGCATAGAGATTGCCGGAGCAGTTGTAGAATATTGGGGGCCACAGCCGAGAGAAGTTGACCCGGCGTGGGTAGAAGATATTAGCCGACAGTGCGAAGAACAGGGTGTAATAGTCGGTGGAGAACATTGGTTATGTAAGGAGACTTTTTAATGGCTGGCGCAGGTTTATCAACAGCTATAGTAACATACACTGGGATGAGTGCGGCGCTTCTACTATTGCGGCTAGCGCTATAACAGGTGCTGCTATTGGAGCTGTTGGCTCAGCCATCACAGGTCGCGACATTGGAACGGGCGCGTTGTGGGGTGGTATTGGTGGTGGCATCGGAGGAGCTATAACCGGGCCATCAGCAGCGGCGTTATCGGCGGAAGCCGGGAACCAAGTAGCAAGCCAAGCAGCATCAGCATTTACAGGTGGGGCCGGTGCTGGTCTATCGGGTAGTGGTGCAATACCGGGGCAAATAGTAAGGGAAGCGGGAACCGCTGTTGGTGGCGGTGTCATTGGTCAGACCGGAGCAACATTAGGCCAGCAAGTACTTGGTACATCTGTTGGCGGTTTGATTTCTGCGGGTGGCGGTCTATTGACAGCCGGTGGTCAACTAGCCGAAGGCCATGCGCTAGCCAGCGTTGCAGATTTTAGAGCCGCCGACTCACGGCAACTAGCTAATTTCGCAGCTGGGGCAACAGCTAGAGATTTGCAGGAATATCAGAGATCCGGTAGCGCATTGTCAGCAACCCGTAGAGCTAGAGCGGCAGCTTCTGGCAAGCTCGGATCAACAGGCGCTCCATTACGCATAACGGACAATCTTACGCGAGAGATTGCGTTCCAGTCGGCACTGGTAGAAGAGGGGGGTTTTATCCAGCAGACATCGTTATTAAATTCAGCTTTATCATTTGAGGCTCAGAGAGACAGTTTGCTCTCTAGCAGTCGCTTACGCGCTGGCGGGACAGTCCTCAAAACAGCAGGGAGATTATTTACATAATGGCAATGATAACTTTACCAAAAAGACTAAATGAACAGCCACTGACCCGACAGCCGGGGCAGGAACCAACAGCCGCTAACGTCCCGCGTGTTAATCCTACGAGGCCACAACCGAATCAAGTAAATGCTGAACAGTTTGGCTTATCGGGTGCGCAAGGGGCTATAGAATCAGGAAATGATTTCCAACAGTTAGGCGAGCGTCTACAGATTCAAGCTCAAAAAGTTCAGATAGAAGAAGAGGCATTATTTCTCAAAGAAGAGACTGCGCGTTATACGCAAGAGCTTAGTGAGATAAAAGCGGCTGGTCTGGAAGAAGACATTAATCTTCCAAACTACGGGCCTGACAGCATAGCTCTGCGCGATAAGTTTTTCAAAGACAACCAAGATAAATCCCAGAACTTCCAGCGCCGACTTGGTCTGGCAATCGAATCAGTACGTCGACACTCAGTGACCGAAGTTGGGGCCGAGCAGTGGGGGCGTCGCAAAGAAAGAATACTCGACAGTAACAACCAAAACGCCAATAAAATCATACAGATGAACCCTGCTACCTCTAATATAGAAGAGCAGATGAAAACCATTATCTTTTTAGCCAACGATACAGAGGTGAATGGCGGTATCACGCTGACAGAGGCTGTTGGTGAGAACATCGCACGCGATCAGGTGCGCCAGCAACTCGCAAACTTAATTGACAGGCATTTCCAGACGGCAATCGTAAGTCTGGCCGCTGACCCTACAAACGTGGATACGCA